AGTGCTTTTTCATTGCTAGGTATGTTGTGTAGACATCATACGGTGACATAATTCCTCTGCGTAATCTGCTATTCATTCTGTAAGTTATAGGGGTAGTTTAGCTTTGCTTGCACCAACGTTCTTCATAAAGTTTAGGTTGGTGGCATCTACCTTGAGCTTCTCTTTGAGAGGCTTGGTCATAAGCTTGGAGACTGATTCTACCTCAAGGTTCTCTTTTTCGCAATAGTGAATAATGGCTTCAATGTAATTGAGCTTTTCACTTAGAACAAGTTTTTCAATAATATATGAAAATTTGATTGGGGTGAGAAACTTTTCAGCCAAGACCTTCTCTAATTCATTTTGGGTAGTCATAGGTTTTCTAGTTTGTCGTTTACAAATTTACGAATGTAAGTATCAAGCTTCTTAACCCACTTGTATACATCTCTCTCCTCATATACTTTTAGCTCACCATCTTCGCAAGCCATAATAATAACAAGTTTTTTAGCCTTGATTCCTGTTAGTTCATATAGCATACACGCATATGCAGATGCCTGAACAAAGTATCCTTCAACCCACTTTAGGGGCTTTGGAGATTTAGAAGTCTTAAAGTCAATAATAGAAAGTTCCCCATCATAATCACCAATGCAGTCAGGTGTACCTGCAATACCAAGGCGCAAACTATACATTGCTTGCTCTTGGACAATAATATTATCAATCTTATTAAGTGCTGGCTTTGCAGTATTGAATAAGATTTGTGATATAGGAACCTTCGCTTTAGGCAACGGTTCATTCTGTAAGTAATGTTCAGTTAAGAGGTGCATATCTGTACCTCTAGTTGTTGCTCGTTTAGAGACACGGTTGGCTTCTTCTTCACCAACACGTGCTCTCCACTTCATAATGCCTTCTCTACTCCAATGAGAAGTCACTGAAGTAATTGATACTAGCTTAATTAGTTCACCTTCAGTATTAGGGGCAGTATAATACCTGACCCCATCAATGGTTTCTCAGGTTAGTTTTGGAATCTCAACTGGGTTATGAGTAAAAGGCATCTATCAATAATAAGATAAGCTTATTATAGCACGGATTAGATCTCAATGCCCGATTCGTGCTTGGCGACAAGATATTCCTTGCATAAACCACTACGAACAATGTCGTTTAGACCGAATTCAATCTTACTAACAGAAGGCATACGCTCTAGGATAGACATAAAGTCCATAATACCGCTACGCTCTGATGCTTTGGTTAGGTCAGACTGGGTTGCGTCACCACAGAAGTGGATCTTAGAATCTTCACCTACACGAGTCATGATGGAATCAAGTTCGTGTGCGTTTAGGTTTTGAAACTCGTCAACAATAATAACTGCCTTATCTAAGGTTGTTCCACGAAGGAATGAGGTGGACCAGAACTTAAGAGTCTCTTGAGACATTAGATTACCATAGAGCATCTCAAATGGTGATGTCTGACCAGTGGAGTTTATAGTCTCTAAGTCCAAATCAAACATATACTTCACCATATTCTTGTATGGAATTTGATATAATGCCGATTTATCGTCATGGTCGCCGGGTAGGAAACCAATTTCTCTAGTGGCTACAAGCGATCTTACTAGATATACTCTCTCGTATGGGGTATTATCGTTCAGTACTTCTTGTAATGCTTTGAATAAGGTAACAAATGTTTTGCCTGTACCAGCGCATCCATAAGCTACAATGTTTTGTCCTTTATCATACTCATCAAACAATAGTTGCTGATTTTCTGTAATAGCTTCAACATTGGCTAGAAGACTTTGGTCAATAGGCTTTTTTCTTCTCATCTGCTTTGCGGTTAGACCGACCCCAATGGGGTTAGCAGACTTACGACTTTTTCTTGTTGACATTTTTATTAAGTAGTAACAACAGTATGAAAGTAAAAATGGGCTCTTAGATCTTTTTGACCCTCGAACCCGGAGCGCGAGAAGCTTGGTCTAGAACATCGTTCCAGCCAGGATTTCTTGCTACTAATTTTTCTCTCCACTCACCAACTTCTGATGCGGTAGTCGCGCATCCATAAGACCAATTCCTTTCCCAACCTTTGTTTTCGGCATACCAATCCATAATATCATGGACGCTACACTCAATGATTTGGGTTTCTTTAGTCTCTTTGTGAATTACATGATATGTCGCCAAAATTTTACCTCTCAGCTTAAGTTTATTTAGGGGGCAAGACGCGCTCTGTGGAGACGCTTCTCTTCATAATACTCAAAGATCTGGGGGACCCATACCTTTGTTGGCTCAACCATAGCTTCACATAGTGCCTGGATTTCTAGCTGTGCGTCAAGCTTGGCTCGTAAATCTAGGAAGTGAAGTAGGGCACGGAGACTAAATGTAACCACGAAGTTCTGACGAATGTTCTGAGGAAGATAGTCCCTAGCGTGTTCTTCTGATACACCATTCTCAAACTGTGTAGCGAAGCGCTCTGAGGCAGCTACACAGAGCCCTAGCTGGGTCTCATAGTCATCAGGGGTCCATTCATACTTCTTACCTTTTCGGTTGGTGTAGAAGCCAGGAGGGCGCACATAGAAGACCTTCTGGGGTGATAGTTCACCTGATGCTACTTTGAGAACACGCTTGCAGGTGTAGCGTTGTGATTGAACATCAAAGCTAATACCTACACGGTGAGTACGTGCCTGAACAATTACATTATGTACGAAACCAGAGCAGCTGAATGAGATTGCTGGGTGCTCTAATGGTCCCCAATGTCCTCTTTCATTTGCTAGAAGCTGTTTGATTACCCATTCACCAGCCTCTTTCTCAAAAGGGATGTTGGTGTCTTCAATAGGAAGCTCACTGTAATCATTCTTACCACCCATATAAACCATCTGTTGTGGATTGGGAGTATTACGAAGCATCTCCACCTTGTGATATGGGTCAAGGCGGAGTAGGTCGGCGGCTTTTACTGGTTTCATAGTGTATCGTCAATCACTTGGTTGAACATTGTGTGGATTAGATCATCGGTGGAAATTGGTTCCTCCTCGTCGCTATAAGCAGTCTCGGAAACCTTATGGGTCTCGGAGTCGGTGTAAACCTCTGCTTTTAGTTCTTCAATAAGAACTTCAATTGATTGAATTAAGAACTTTACCTTGTCTCTGTCCATAGTATTATGTATTCGGTTCCATTATAGCACAAAAAAAGGAGCCTTGCGGCTCCTGATATCAAGCGATATTCGCTCTGGTGTTCAATTTAGCCATAAGCAGTCTAGCTTCTTGAAGCTTTTGTGCTTTGAGCTGTTTTTGACGGATGATGTCTAGGGTATTCATTTTGCTACCTCTACCTTAACGGTTTCGGTGTGCTCAATACCACGATAAGTTTCAGATACTTTTTTGTAATCTGATTCTTTCGTTAAGTTACGGTCGGTGTCATAAGCGACACCACGGTATACTGCTAGCATTTGTTTGCTCCTAAGAAATAAGGTTAATAAAAACCCCGTTCCTTCGGGTGGCGTTTGCGTCTCATCCTCTTGGACGAGATGAACGATATCCATAAGGATACTTACCGTTCCGCGTCATCCTACTTGCGTCACACAGCCTTCTGTGTGATGAACGTATAAAGAGTATAGCATACTCTCTAACTATTTAGAGAGCTTTATATTTTCTTAATGTTTATGGGAGGTTTTGGGTGGAGAAAATCAACCCCTTCCACCCCACTGAATATTTGGATATGCTTCAGCTACAACTTCTTGGGTGATGTTGTAGGAGTCGGAGAGGAGTCCGTCTTTTACAAGGACCAAAATTTCTGCTTCAAGAGGGTGAACCGACTGAAGGAGGTTAATAAACATAGACTCACGTCGCATACCGGAAAGACCTGGGTTACCACCTTGAACAAAGTGATAGAAGTTCTTACTCTGAGCGCGAAGAGTTGTTCTGCCGTTAGTATCAGCACTACCTAGTGAGAAGTTACCATCAGTATACATCTGACGTGACTTATCTGCTAGATTTTCAGAGAGTGTGCCACTATACTTCAACTGATCTTCTGGGTCACCGTAAGGCACATCACCTTCGGGGAGTTGGCTGAGTACGGTCTCATCAAAGTTCCAAATCAATAGCTGTTGTAGAGGTAGGCACTCGTACTTTACAAGTACTTCTACTTTCTTAGCCTTAGTACGTTGAGTAGAAACTAGGTCTAGAATCTCAAACATAAGGGGATTTCTAGGAAGCTCTAGTGATACTGGCTTCTTTTTAGTTGTAGTAGTTACTTTGGAAGCGGAAGGCTTCCTTGTGCGTGTCTTTTTGGTTGTCGCTTCTGCCATGATAATTACAAAATAAAGGTTTAAATGTCTTCTTCTTCCCAGTCACCCAAGTTATCATAGCTATTCTCAAAACGAATAGCAAGAATCTCGTCTGGTGATACGTTACCATCTTCATCATAAAACTCGGGGTGGGACGGTAATGCTGAGGCTTGGGCTGAAAGATATCCGTGAGTTAGATA